AACATCCCTTACAGGATGTTACGCCTAAACCGCTTAGCCTGTTCCTTAACAGCCGTCGACATGTACGTGATCACCCCGCTCACGCAATACCTCCGGGTATTGTTTGGCATCCAGTTTCCATCAACGGTTCACTTCATAATGAACTAATGGTACTAATACTAAGAGACAGTCTCTTTCGTGACTTAACTTTACGAAGTTACTCGTTTCGTCCTCAGACTACTACTTTCACCGCCACAGTCGAGCGCATACAGATTGGCCCCTTTCGGGATCTCATGTAATCACCTCCTTTCTGTCCTACCAATTGACCTTGACTTCTATATCTTAGGAAGTCTCGCCCAAACGCTACCCAGCGTACACGTGCCGCATTAATCGATAACGCGGACGCCTAGTCGAGCTCTCAAGCTAGAGAGACAGCAGTGGTAAAACCACCTACGAAATCGACCAAATCATAAACTTGCTCAATTATTACAGCATGTGTTTGTGTTCCTCTCAAGGCGGACGTAGAATTGTGTCCGCTGACAGCAAAACAACAAGGTACATTTATGGGATTAAACCCTGCCACGCCGAATGAATCGGCGATGGGGCCTTGGATTGCTACAGCGAACTCATTCTGCTTCGCTCCGGAACCACCGGCTATGTATGGAGTAAGATCTATAATTAGATCCTCCCAAGAAGCCGCCTGTACACTTCCACTAAGGGAGAGTACATTTGTATACGCATTTGCTGCGGTAGTGTCACTCTTAAAAAGTGATAAAGCACTACCTGCCGGACCACGTAAAGGTCCAACAATAACCGACATAGAGTTGGCCGTAGAGGGATACAACGGTTCTAGACGTAGAAACGTTCGTTTCACAACTTTTCGCGAGAAATGCTTATCTACATCCGTCACATAGGATGCACCGACCGTGGGGTCGGAAGGCACGACTGCAATCGGTCCCCCACAAACCGTATAGGTACCTGTGGGTTCTATAAAATAAACCGAATCAGTTGCTCCAAGCGTTCCATTTCCGACATATATGTAACCGGTTAAATACGAGACTCGATGGTTAATCAAGTCCGACATACCGATTCCACGTGTGGAAACTGAAACACCTGCAGGGACTAAATCCCTCGATGTTGCGAAACCCCCTTTCTGGGGAACATTGTTCCTCTTACCCTTCTTCTGGGTCTTCCTCTTCTGCTGTGCTGACTTCGTAACACTTACTGGTGCAGCCACCATTGGTTGTGTTTGCCTCTTTGAGGACTTCTGATTGTTTGACATCTTCGAGAAAAGACGATAACAATAACGTGAAAAGCTAATATATTGGATACCCCTTAGCAACTGGGGACTATTCATCCTATCCAAACCTTATATAAAGGATGGGCCGTGTAGTCTCTCGGCATTTTGGTTAGCACGTAAATATTTACGGAGTCTAACGACGAGCACACAGCTGCCGTCACCTCCAACGTTTTGGCCAATTACTGGATAGAACCCAATTGGGTAAGTTTAACGACATTCCAGGTCCCAAAGATCCTCATGAGAGCATGGGGATCTCTAGCTTCACGTCACTTATCGGCGGGCATGGCGGCGCTCCTGTCGTAAAGACTTGCGCATACCAATATTTTTGTAAACCCTCGATGCTTATAGGTGATAGGCGAGAATGCCTATGAAACCACCTCGAGGTGATGATATCAGCTTCGGATGTGTGTGTAACACCGTCCTTAGCACGTGTGGCGTAGGCGAACCTAGCTAGCCAATCATCAATGAGTTCATGCTCTTGCGCAACGTAAGAACCAGGTATCATTACGTATTTCATAAGCGCAGCGGAAAGCTTGACCATTTGCATGTTTCCCTCTCTTCTGTAGAGGGCCATCCGCGGATCCGAGATAAATCTCGCAGCGATTGAACGCTGTGCTCTCGTAACTTGCCATGTTTCAGGCGAGAAGCAAGGATCAACACCGTAGCCACCTAAGTGCACGGGCAGATACCAATTTGGAATAAACCAACTGTTCTTCCAATCCTTATCCCACCGCTTAAAAGCAGAAGGGATAGAACATGCGGTCCAAGGACATATACGAGCCATCTTGCTCAGGTCCTTTCCTATCATGTCAGGCGTAACGGGTTTTTCACCAGACGCTCTTCTTGCCTTGATATTATTGCCTTTTATTAGACGCAAATTCAAGTAACCCTGTCGTACCATCTTATGATTTCTTCTCAAGTAAACCTGAGAATTTATCAAACAGGTATCGGGGGAGATATAATTCTTTCCCTGAGATGTTTTAAATCCAACAGAACCGGCGACTTGCTTAAAGATCTCAATGAGATCTCGGTCTCCTTTAAAAAGGATATCGTCACCATTGACGAGGGCGTTGTCAAAAATAATTTGACCACGTCGACCGCGAGATATTTTCTCGTCCAGCGAAACTGCCTTTTGAACCCATACACTAATGGATTCACGCAAGACTGAAAGGTTTATCACACATAACATCGGAAATGATAATGTGTGACCCATCAACTGACCTTCATGCATAGGAAGCTTACTTCCAATAAATTCACCCTTCTTATTAGTGAACTTAAGAGTAACCTCATCCGGATAACACATCCGGCCAGTGGTTATAGAGGTCCAAGCAAGCTCATAGAGCGGATGCCACGAAATACTCTGCAAACATTGCACAGTAGCATCACGGAACAATAAGTCCGTTGCGGCCTCATAATCACCCGAGCACCATAATGGCTCGTCAACTAAATCATCTATTTGTTGAATACGGGGTCCTAGATCATCGAATAACATTGTCGACCAACGTGTTGACTTCCATGCACTAAGCATGAAACCTTGCAATGGCTGCAGGGCTGTGGCGACATATCCGTCGCTCACAGAAATGTTACGTATCTTACCAGGTTCAAATATATGAACAAACCGACACTCAAACTCTTTTAAGTATCCATCCTCATCCAAGTTATATGCATTCATAGCGGCTATATTTGCTGCCGTGTTGAATGTGGACTGACGCCAGGCGTCAACCGAAGAGGTCAGACCATGTAGAGACATGACTGACTTCCCCCCCGGTAGTTTCACCGGATTGTGGTCTAAACTCAAAGGTTCAAACAGACTTAACGCCCCTCCATCACGGAGGGAAGCTTGTAAGACAGCCGAACCTGAGGGCATAAAACGTTTTCCCTTAAATGGGTCAACGGGTTTTAAGAAAATTGAATCAGCAACGTCGCGAATTCTATTCGCCATACGTTCCGGGACCATACCACGGGCCTCGCAGAGTCTTAACTTAGACTTACGAATTGACTTCCTAACGCACTCATCACTGAGTGGTCCCCACATTTGCTTCGAACCCTTTTGAAGCGAATACAGGAACGGGATGTCTCGCCGTACTAAAGCACGAGCGACAAATTTCTTACACCAACCACAAAACAGATCATCAACAATCCAAGAGTCCTTTACGGGACGCTCCTTGTCGAGGAATACCATGGCGAGATAGGAATCAATCCAGTATTTAACATACGTTTGCTCCCTTACATCCGCACTCTGGTAACTGGTAATACGTCGCGCGCTTTTGCGCATCGATTCAACAAATCGACCGTATTCAACTCGCGAGAACAATTCCAACCTTAAGGAACGTCTCGCGACAAAACACCAAACCAAAGACTCGACTATTAGTCTCGTTGAGGGAATCAAACCCTCGATACCATCGCACGCAGCGCTGGTAACATCGAGCACGGTTTTATCAACACCACGACTTGGTGATCTAATAAAATTCATGCTAGCGGCAACTGTACCACCAACAGAGGTATAGGGCAAGCTAGCGTGTGGACCATTTTCCACACAACACTCTGATTCAGATAAGATGTCTG